GAGAAATGTTCAGAAATTAAAAACTACATAGATGCCAATAGAATTTAGAGACTATCAGAAAAATATTATCAATACAGCAGTAGAGGTGATACAAAAAAAGGGGTTTGTTTATCTGGCAATGGAAGTTAGAACAGGTAAAACACTTACAAGTTTAGGGATAGCAGAGAGAATGGGATACGAAAACGTGTTATTTCTTACAAAGAAGAAAGCTATCAGCTCCATAGTTAAAGACAATGAAATGATGTGTCCAACTTCATTTAGTTTGTTCGTAATTAATTACGAAAGTATGCATAAACTTCCCAATATTAAATGGGATTTTATTATCTTAGATGAAGCTCATGGCATGGGAGCTTTTCCAAAGCCAAACAAGAGAGCTAGAGACGTTAAAAGTATTATAAAGAAAACAGGTTGTGATGTCTGTTTGTTGTCAGGAACGCCAACACCTGAGTCGTATAGTCAAATGTACCACCAGGTGTTTGGTATTCCAAAGAATCCTTTTCGTCAATACACAAACTTCTATAAGTTCTGCCATGATTATGTGGACGTAAAAGAACGTAAGATAAACAGCATGTACATACGAGATTATAGTAGAGGTAGAGATTCTATCATAGAAAAAATGAAACCCTACACTATTTCTTATACACAAAAAGAAGCAGGATTTAAAGTGGACACAAGAGAGCATGTACTTGAAGTAGAGATGAGTAAGTTAACTTATGAGTTAACTAAAAAGCTACAGAAAGATTTAGTAGTTGAGGGAAGCGAAGAAGTAATACTTGCTGACACTCCAGTAAAACTTATGATGAAACTTCATCAAATGTATTCTGGAACTGTTAAGTTTGAGTCAGGCAAGTCTACTATCCTGGACCTCAGCAAAGCAGAGTTTATTCGTAAGCAGTTTTTTGGTATGAAGATAGGTATCTTCTACAAGTTTAAAGAAGAACTCAAGGCACTCAAGGAAGTATATGGTGATGACTTGTGTACAGAGCTAGATGATTTCAATGCCACTAATAAAAGCATAGCTCTTCAGATAGTTAGTGGGCGTGAGGGTATCTCATTGCGTAAAGCCAAAGCTCTTGTGTATTACAATATAGACTTCTCAGCTACAAGCTACTGGCAATCAAGAGATAGAATGACAACCAAAGAAAGACTGGAGTCAGATGTTTACTGGGTGTTTTCTAAAGGAGGTATAGAGAAACAGATATACAAAGCTGTAACTAAAAAGAAAGACTACACCTTACGTCACTTTAAAAAAGACCTAATGTCACTATGAACTTCAACAACGATTTCAGATATGACCTAGAGGTTGGCAAGGAGGGAGAACGTATTGTAGACTCTTTATTTAAGGATAAACTTTTAGAAGTTAAGCGTGACAGCTGGGTTGCTAAGTCTGGAAACATTGCTATAGAATATGAGAGCCGAGGAAAACCATCAGGCATTGCTACTACCGAAGCAGATTACTGGGTTATAATATTTTCTGGAGCATATCAAGACAAAGTAATGTATGTTTTTGAAACAGAAAGATTAAAAGAAGTTGCACGTAAATACTATATAAAAGGATACGTGAAAGCTATGGGTGATAGTAATACTTCTATGGCTGTATTAATACCTATAAAAGAAATTTGTAACTTTGTTATAGATGACTGAGCAGCAGATACAGAAGAAAAGAATACAACAACTTGAGGCCGAGGGTTACTACGTTATTAAGTTAATCAAGACAAATAAGAATGGAATACCAGACCTTATAGCCATACCTCCAGACTGCGATGTTCTCTTTAGCGAAGTAAAAAAACCTGATGGGAAAGTATCTGCTCTTCAGGAATACAGATTAAAAGAACTAAAAAAGCATGGCGTTAAGACTGAGGTTTACAGAGGGTGATGTAGAGTATGAAGTGGACGATTACTTTATTGACATACTAAAAGCACTACCATCTAAAGTTGGTATGGAAATAGCAAAACAAATAGATTGGAATGCAGAATACTTACCAGAGACTGACACCTGGACAAATATATATGCAGGCGTAGTCAAAAGAGTTGAGCCTCCAGTCTTTTTTGCAGTTGAATATATCAAAGAGAAAAACGAAAATACAATTTACATAGACCTAGAAATTATCGACAGCGATACTTATCTAGATTATCATTTATTAAATCAAATACTAATATGAAAACACAATCAAATAGATTAAAGCAAATAGTTAACAGAGTTTTTGATGTTGACATTATGGAAAAGACAAGAAGGCGTGAAGTGGTAGAGGCAAGAATGGTTTACTCTCGTATACTTATGAATATGGGTGGTCACACACTGTCTAGAGTAGCTAAAACTATAAACAAAAGCCACTGCACGATAGTTCATTACAATAAAAACTTTAAATATTTCATCAAACCAGATGAAAGATTATGGGAAATGTACCTGTTATGTGCTAAAATTTTTAATGAAACAGACCATATAGCTAATGCTTTGGACCTAGAAGAGTGTAGAATTTTAATATTTTCTTTGGAAAATAAAATAAAAAAGTTAACTTTGGATATTAGTCGTTTAAATTTAGAGCATGAAACGTACAAAAAGCAGGTAGAAACATACCCTGATTTGTATAGTTTAATAAACGAAAGAGTAAGACCAAAGAATGTTAAAGAAGTTACAAGAAAATTAAATACATACTTAAATGGAATATACAATTAACGACATAGAAAAGATAACGGAGTTTAAATCATGGAGTGATAAGAAAAAAATAGATGAATTATTACGTATTGATTGTGATTTGTATACTAACCTTGGGATTGATTCAACAAAATCAGAAAGATTAGAAGCAAAAAAAAACTCAAGGAAAATATATAGACAAATAAAACAGATAGACCACAAAATTGGCAACGACTTTTTGGTCGTAATGGACAGGGATTAATGGAACAAATAACGTCACTTGAGAACGAAAGAATAAAACATGTTAATGCAATAACTAACGAGCTTCACGACTCTTGTGATGAGATATATGAGTCTTTAATAGACCATGATTACGCCCACTGTAAAGAAATTACTAAGACATTAATCCTACAGCTAAAAGCAATGATAGACTCAATGGATGATGACTTATAGAAAAGATTTTAGACCACGACTTAGTGGCAACCGCAAAGCAGCATTTGATAACATTACGCAAAAGGAAAGGAGAATTCTGGTAGTAGGAGATATCCACGCACCCTTTGAGCTTGATGGATACTTTGAATTCTGCAAAGACACTTACGCTAAATACAATTGTAACCAAGTAATATTTATTGGAGATATAATTGATAACCACTACAGCTCTTTTCATACCACAGACCCAGACGGAATGGGTGGTGGTGATGAGCTAGACTTCGCTATTCAAGAAGTACAGAAGTGGGTTGAGCAGTTTCCTGTAGCAGATGTTTGTATTGGAAACCACGACAGAATAATAATGCGAAAAGCTTTTGACTCTCAGATACCTAAACGATGGGTTAAATCATACAACGAAGTTTTAGGAACTGACTGGAACTGGGTTGATAGAATTGTGTATGATGGTGTTCAATATGTGCATGGCGAGGGAGGAACAGCACGTACAAAAGCAAAGAACGATATGATGTCTACAGTCCAGGGACACATACACACACAAGCATATACCGAGTGGATGGTTGGAAGAAACTTCAAAGTCTTTGGCATGCAGGTGGGTTGTGGAGTAGACTGCAACGCTTATGCTGCAGCGTATGCTAAGAATTTTAAGAAACAAGCTATCGGCTGCGGTGTTGTTATAGGTGGACACACAGCTATAAACAGACTCATGGAACTGTAATGACCGAAAAGGTAAAAGCTATAACTAAATTTACAGAAAGGTTTAAAGGTTCTTATAAAACATTAGGACCTAATGATGTAGATTATAGAGTATATGACCAGACTAATAACCTTATAGCTTTTGTTTTGGTGATACCAATTAAAAAAAAGGTAACTGACTGCTACCCTTTGTCTGTATCTTTAAATAAATTATCTCAGCTATCAATGAAACGTCTTAACCCAGTTATAATATGGGCTTGTGAAGATGGTATCATGTATGGTAAAGTGAAAGAAATATATGGAACTGTATCTTGGATGGGTACTACAGAACTGAACTCAGAGTTAGTAGTGCAGTACCCTAAACAGAAAACATTTAGATACGCTAGATATTATTAATCAAGACCCATAGCAGCGTCTATCTCTTTCTGGAGGTCACGCTTTCTTTTTCTCTCGTCTTTCTTTAATTGTTCTACAGGAGCTAAGCTACCGCCTGGTCCGTACAATTCTTCATATAATCCAGGAGCGAATTTTTTCATATCTTTCTTGCTCATTCCCTTACTTACACTACCTTTATTTTTAGGACGATACGATGGAGATATACCAAGCATGTCATAAACAGCAGGGTCTAAGTCCTCTTCTTCGCCACCAAAATAGTTATATAATCCGATGAAAGGGTCAAGCTGTGCACCAATAGTTATCTCTGCTAAAGCTCTAGTCACAGCACCGATTTCACTTTCACCCTTCTTGGTTAGCTTTCTGTACTTTTGTAATACACTAGCAACAGGATTTACAATATCATCATTAAATATTCTGCCTTTTTGCTTGTACTCTTCTCCTTTTATACCAGAGATAACTCTACCAGCTACATCAAGTCCCTCTACTGTAGAGCCTAGGAATGGTAATTGATATATAAGGTTTAATCCCATCATTGCTTCAGCCATTTTCTTAAGAGCTGCTTCCTTATCTTCATCATCACCCTTAATAAATTTAGCTATGTTAGACACACCTACAAACAATACGTTGGCAACAGCTAAGTTCAAAGCTAAATCTCTAGTATCTTTTGAACGTGGTCTTTTCTTATTAGCCATGTCTCTTGTAATGTTAGTAGTACTCTGCATAACTTTATTCATCTGCAGAAATAATGTACTACCGAACATGGTAAATGCACGATTAAATATATTACTATTCATTTGAAGTGGAATTTTATCTGTTCCTCTTCGTGATTGCTGAGTAGCATTATAATCATTAAAAGCTTTTACAGCGTCGGCTTTACTCATTCCGTTTGCAATGTTACGCTTGTAGTTAATCATGTAACCCATAACCCCTAAGACATCACCAATTATTGTTGGTGAAGCTGCTGCAGTTTTAAACGCAGCTTGTACTCTTTTAAGTTTACCTCCAGTAAGTGCCGTCTTCTTAAATGTTTGAGACCCAGATTCTAATCCATATACATCACCCTCAAGACCTTGCTCAACCCTTTTTCTAAATGTAGGTGATATCTCCATAGCCTCTCTTATAGCTCCTTTCTTACCAACTAAATCTTTACCTAAAGACAAAGCTACTTTTGCTCCATCAATCATAAACATAGGTAGGTCAACCGCTGCCTGTATAACCCTAGGAACTCTAGAGCTGGCAGGGAAATAACTATAATCAGAGTATGCATTCACAAATGATGTTGCCTGCTTAACTATCTGTATAGCTTTAAAAGCTAAAGCAAATCCTGTAAACTGAGTCTGTAGTCTAGCTATAAGTTTTATACTTAGACTCGCATCTTTACCAGAGTCTGGATTGATAGCGAAGTTAACAGCCTTTTTTATAGGCCCTGTTACTCCCATCTCTTCTAGTAATACATTAACAGAGTCAATCTTAAATAAAGCGTTGAGTCTCTGTGTGCCTACAGCATACGCTTTATATTTCTCCATTGTATCCACATGATTCTTAAGAACAGTTGTGAACGTTCCTGCGTGTAGGTCTACATCAGACCTCATGTCTACCCTTTCTTTAAAAGCAGGAGCAGATTCTGCATTGAACACACCACTAAAATCACCATCAGTAATCATCTTCTTGGTGGTCTCTTTCTGTATCGTTGATGTTGGGAAGTAATTATTTACATATCCTAAGTTAACATCATTAACGTATGAGTATACATCGTTAACACTCTCATAGTATTCATTGCTTAAGAAGTTTACAGTTTTGTCAGTAAACTCTACAGCTTCTGGACCTATTATATTTTTAATATTCTCTATAACCTCAGGAGTTATACCCTGAGCTTCAAGCTTCTGTCTTTGAACATCATTCAAGCTAAGCGCATATATACGCATGAGTTCATCTGCATTAAACCTATCAGTGTACTCTCGACCAGTATCACTACGCTTTAATTTTAAAACATGAACACCACTATTGAGTTTGCGATATATTTGTTTTACTCCCTTGGTTATACCAGGGATTGTGTTTGCTATAGCATCAAGCTTCCCTTGAGTTTCAAATACACCTGCATTGTTGAGGTCATCCATTCTATTCAAAGCATCATAAACATTCTTGGTAAAAAAGTTTTTACCCTGAGTCACTCTATCCAATACATTACTTAATGTACCTAAGTGTTGGAACATTTGCTTCATGTTCTGAATAAACTCTCTGGCCGTACTAAACTTCATTCTCTCACCCAGTTCACTAAAAGCTTTGCCTATCTCAAAGTTTCTAAAATGAGAAAGTATCTCATTCTTTATGGCGTTACGCTCATTTGTATTTAAAACATTTCCATCAGCATCAAACAGCATAGGATTGGTATCCTTAATCTGAGCATCAGCCTCCTCTTTCATTTTCTTGTTCGCTTCTACTCTTGCTAGTCTTCTTGATTTAAACGTTGCGATTGATTCGGCCCTTACATCTTTTAGCTGTTGCATTAAGCCTTGAACTTCTTCTAAGCTCATGTTAGATACATCACCAAAGGTATCAAAAGCTAGAGCCTGATTAACTTTAGCTTGCTCTTTCTGAGTTAGCTTCTGTCCATCTTGTTGTTTCTCTATAAGATTGCTTATCTCTGAGCTCTCATTCTGCAGGTCCTCCTGTATTTTTTTAAGGGTATCTACATCAGCTGTAAGTATCTGCTTAACTGCTTTGAAGTATGCTGTACCCTCTCGACTTAAACCTTTAGCTCTACGCTTACCAGACTTAGTGAATGCAGTCATAGCTTTTGCTTTGACCAGCTTAAGCATGTCTTTGATGACAGCTTTCTTCATCTTGGCTTTCTGTTGGTCTACAATCTTCATCACATACTCAGTATCTGCCTGGAATGTATCCACTGTAGACTTTGTAACACGTGATATAAGCTTGTTTATTTGAGCTTGAGTATACATCTTAGACTTTGGTAGAGCCTTTCTTATATAGTTTCTTAATTGTATCTGTGCGGCCTTTAGATTCTGGCTATTTATTTTACGCTGCCTTAAATTGTTTTTAATCGCAGCTATTTCTTTTTGCACAGCAACATTAGAACGTGTGTTCAATGTCTTGTCAAAGTCCACTAGAATCTCCATCTGAGTTTGTTCTGGCTGAGCTTTGTAGATTGGATTCTCTTTAATTAAATCCATTGCCTTTTGTCTGACATCAGATAATGTTTTATCTGGTGTCGCAAACTTAGAAAGCTTCTGTCTCACCTCGTTAAACAACTGCATGCCCTGGCTAACACCACCCTCTACTCTACCAAAAGCTTCTGGCAGTGGTGTAAACGCATCAACCTTAACTTCCATAGCAGCGTTTATATCAGAAACTTTAAAACCTCTGTCTTTTAAAACCTCTTTAATAGATGCGTCTGAGAATCCGTTCTGTCTTCCCTTATCTATGATAGCACCCATTGAATCTGTCTTACTGAATGCAACATCAGGATTCTTAAGTTTTTTCTTCTGAGCTTTAGTAAGGTTTATTTCTTTACCAGCAAAGATATCAGCAAGTGCAGTTCCTAGGAATGTATCTAGATTCATGTCCTGAATTTCTTCAGCCGTCAAATCTTTTGACATTTTAAATTGAGACTTGATGTAGTTCCACATACCTAAAAGCCACTGAGTAAACTTACTCTTTACTGCTCCATCAGCTATAGTTTGTCCCTTGTTTCCAATAAGGATAGCCATAGTTTCGTTTGCAGCTTTAACTTTGTCTCCGTTAAAATTCTTAAGTTGCTTCTTATATTCTTCTGTTTGCTCTACAAGTTTTACACCTTGTGCATATATAGCTTTTCCTTTCTTTGTAGTCTGTAAGTAGTCAGTCCACACGTGACCCATCTCATGAATAGATGTGTTAAATAAAGCTGATTGAGAATTATGTACATCTGGATTTACATATATATCACCATCAACAGTAACACCATATATAACCTCATCACCTTTAAGATATTTTTTAACACCCTCAGACTCCATAACATTATTAAATGTTGAGGTGTCAGTAGATATAGTGACAGACGGAAATGCAATATTCATAAAAGCATTTAGCTTAGCAGCATCATCCATATTAGTCTGCGCTAGTGCTCCCTCAAATTCGAGTCCAGGTAAGCCATATTGTACTCCTAATTTTTGCGTCAATATAGTTCCAACACTAGCTGGTGCAAGTTCACCCTCAACTAATTGCCCTTTACTTTTTTCTGCTTTTGTTTTGGTTACTCTATCTTGTTTCGTTTCAGCCGATGTTAATCCAGCCATAGCTAATCTATAAGCTTCTGGATAAGTTTCTACCAATGAAACAGGCTGCTCTAATATCCCTATGGTTTTTCCTTTAGGACCAAAAGGATAATTAGGGTGATTTGTTTCTATAACATCATCAACTGTTACATCAACCGCCTGTAATGCTATTATACTTCTCTGTGGCACATTAGCTAGTTGAGGTTCAGTAATAAGGTCTGTAATTTCCTGTATATGAGTTAAGCTAGCAGTCTCTGTACTAGGCTCCATACCCTCTAATAAAGCAAGAACTACAGGTTTACCGCTTTTCGCTGGCATAGTTACCTTTTTCTTTGGCGCACCAGCTCTACGAACTGAACCAGTAGTTATTCTTTTACTAAGTAATTCTCTTGTGGGTATATTTAATTCAGACAGAAACTCTGCGTTTAATATTTGTTCTATTGAACTCATATCTTTCATAGCCTCTATAACATTCTCTATATTTGTTATTTCTTCTTGATACTTTTTTAAAGTAGTATCAGTACCCTGACCTTTTTTAATTGACTCTGCTCTTCTATTTGCAATATCTTGTAGGTCTTGTCTTAAAACTCCTAAAGCTTTTACTTTGTTTTCAGCAGGGATTTTAGACAGGTTGTCTTTAAGTACTCTGAAAATAGCTTCATTTGAAGATATAGAACCCTCACCCATCTTAACGATGTTCATAGGAACGTGTCCATTAAACTCTGGATTGTCTTTCCAGAACTTATCAAACAATTCTTTGTTATCGTTGTATACTTTCTTAGCTTTATCTAATAGTCTCTGTGCTTCTTCTCTTGTAGTACTAGCCCACGCAGCATTTTCATTTCCAATTGTACCAGTAAATCCTAGACCACCTCTTAAATTATCTATGGTATTACCAGTTAAAACATTTACAGTGTTACCTGTAGTAAGCTGGTCTGATATATTAAATATAGCAGGTATACCATTAATTACCTCTAATGTTTTTAGTGATGGAAGCTTTCTGTTTGTTCTACTATTGAGTTCATTAACATCAATAGTACCCTCAGGTTTTACTACAAGATTGGTAGATACATTTCCTGACTGTGTTTCGTTGATTGCCTTAGTGACTGCATCTACTTCACCTTTTATAGGAGTAAATGAATCGTCTTCTTTCTTTCTGAAGTCTACCTTAGTATCATCTAAGGTAGTTTTTAAATCAGATACCTCTTCAGCTAGAGCTATACCCTCAGGAGTTTCTTCAGGCAACAAACTAAACTCTTCAGGAAGAAGCATTATTTTTTGCTCAGCAAAACTCATCATGTCATAAGCCTCTTTTACTTTAGCTTCAGCCTCCTCGAACTTACCTTGTTTTCTTAGTGCTCTGGCCTCATCTCTTAACTTAAAAGCTTTTTCATTAACTCCAGAAAAATTAACATAAGAGTTCTGACCTCTAGTCTCAGTTGTCATGGCTCTTCTAGCTAAAGGAGAATACATTCTAGAATGAACGTCCCATGCGTTTTCTTCACCTATAGGACCAAAGCTATTACCCTCTTTAGAGTGTCCAAAAAAGTCATGAACAAACCTAAACACATCATTAACTATAAGGGGTTTGCCATTTTTGTCTTTAAATTTAGTGGGAGCTAACATAGGATTAGTCGCTCTATCTGCGTCTGTAATACCAGCATCACCAAACCCCTCTTCAGTTGAGAACACTCTCATGTTCTTATTGTCTCTAAGGTCTGAAATCATATCAGAAGAGCTCTTATACTCTGTGTCGCTCAGCTCTATTACATACCCATCAGCTAATATATCTTCATACTGAGCTATAGTTTCATCTACTAAAGCCTTGTAAGCTGCCTGTACTTCAGGGTCATTAGGGTTTGCTTCTTGTTTTTCGTATGCGTCTGATATTCTTTTTGAACGTTCTTCGTCTAACTTTGTTATTCTCTTACCCTTTGGCGTATCAATTCCAGTTCTTTCTTTAACTCTATCCGCAATTTCTGTCGCTGCCTGTAAGGGCTGACTAAAGAGTCTGTTTCCTGCTGGGACTTCTGTGGTTGTTTCTTCACTTGTTTTTTCATTTGTCTTTGCAATATTACGTTTTTGTTTTCTAATTTCATAAAGTCTTTGAGCTTCTTTTACATTGTCAAAACTTTCTTTTCTTAAATCAAGAGCTTCTTGTTCGGTTATCTCACCATCTTCCATGGCTCGTGTAACAGCTTTCATCTTCTCTCTTCTTTGAGCACCTATATCATTATAATCTTCAGATACTTCAATAGAGGATAAAGGATTAGTACCAACAACTTGTGGTACTTCTACTTCCTGCGTTTCGGTGGTCTCAACCCCTGGGGTTTCTTCGAGTGATACTTCTGTTCCCACTCCTGTGCCAATTGCGGCTTGTTGGCGTGCATCCACGCTCTCTGTTTCTGACTTTTGAACGGCATCTTGTTTTATTTTTATAAGTTCATCTGATTTTTTTATTTTCTGTTGTTCAGTAGGAGATTCAATTCCATCAGCTTTTAGAGCTTCTAAAACTTCTGTACCTGTAACTGTGACTTCAGAACCCTTTCTCAATGGTTTTGTTTTAAATTTGTTAGGGTTTTGTTTTACCATTTTTCCATCTACAACTTTATAGATATCATAGTTGTTTATGTCTCTTGCAGGAGTCCCTGGTTTAGGCAGTACTATACCTCTGCTGTCTTCAACAGTTTCTCTGTTTATAAAACTTTCATTAGGCTGCAAGTCAGTAGACTGTATAGTCCCTGGTTTTGAAACTAAAACAAAACCACCTTCTACATCAGAAACTCTATTACCAAATATTCCACCTTGTTGAAAGTTAGGTGTTTGTCTATTATCACTTCCTATTTTTAATTTACCTTCACCTCTTTTATTAACAGTGCCTTCGACAAACTCATTTATATTTTCATTTGTACCAGTAATTTGACCGCTATTTACCCAGCTTTTTATAGCTTCAATACCTCCTTTTTTCTTTCTTGAATTGAATATTGTCTTATGAGTTATAACATCAGGCCCATATATTTCCGCAACATCAGTGGCTTCAATAGTTGTTTCTTCAAAAGAAGCATCTTCTATTTTATCATTTAATTGGTTAGCAACTTCTACATCATTAACAACCTTACCATTGAACTTGGTCAGCTCACGAACACTCATTTTACCAAGCTTCTTTAAAAAGTCTTGCTTGCTATAACTCTTTCCGTCAATCACATACTGAGATAGCCCAGCTCTTACATCACCAACCTCTACGCCTGGTGAGAATATAGCTTCTATCTTTGCTCTCTTGTTGTCTGGAGCTAATGATTTGTTTTCTATAAGATATGCAATCTCTGCGTTTATATCTTTTATCTTCTGGCTAAACACTTCTTTACGATTATTGTCAGCAGTATATTCTTCTTTGGCCGCTAACAATTCCATTAGTCTAGCCTTTACTCTTTTATTCTTAGGTTTGTTTTTACTTCTTCCAAAATCCAGCATGTTATCTGCATCTTTAGATAAGCCTAAGTTTTTTTGTATGCGCTGTCCTTGGTCTTCGTTAATCTTACCAAGTGTAACCATATTATTTGTCCACGCTGATATTCTGGTGTCTGATTCTTTCTCGTTAACAATAAAGTTTATATCAGTAAGTTTAGAAGCAAGCTCTATGTTAGACATATTACGTGCATCTATAAGCTTATTGACAGCCATCATACTGGCGTTGTTACCAAAACCACCGATACCCTCAGCAGCAATCTCTTTAAAATCTAAGTTATCACCCACTGCAACTTGAGCTGCTGCTTCACCAGCCATCTCACCAACAGGGTCAAAGATAGCACGTTCAGCTAATTGAGATGCAATCTTTTTAGTTCTTGTCGCTGTCTTACCTACTTGAAAAACCCTACCAGCTAAATTCATAGTGAGGTAATCAACTAAAGCAATTGGAATACCACGCTTTAAACCACGCTCTTTTGCTAACGCCCACACATCATCATCTTGCATAGCTAGTTCAACGTCCTTAGCATCAAGAACATCATAGCCCTCAGCTTCCATGGCTGCAAAATATTCATTAGTATATTCCATAGCTAAACTTGTTAAGGCAAATCCAGCTTTTAATCCTTTTGTACCCCCTGCTATTGCTCCACCAAGTGTACCAGCTCCTGGAACAACCGACCCTACTACTGCTCCTGTTCCTGCACCTGTCGCTGTAGAACCTGCAACTATTTCAACTCCATAAGGCAACATCATTCCTATAGAATTTGCAGCTAAAGATAATGCTAGTTCTCTAGGGTTTCTTAAAAAAGCGTCTAAGCTTTCTCTAAATCCTTTAGCTCTGTTCCATCTGGATAGTGCTCTTGAATCTTTTTTACCTCTGTTTTTTGTTTTTAAAGCCACTATTATTTCAGCAGCTTTTTTTCTATCTTCTGGATTATCAAGGTCTAATGATTGAAAATCAAAAGCCATTCCTGTAGATAACTGAAGTATTATTTCAGCGGCATTACCATCATTAAGACCTTTCTGTAGCTCATTCATTACTGCAGACATACCTGTCTCGAACTCACCCATAATACTTTTGTCATACTTAGCACTATAGAAAGTTTTAGCTGACTCATATATGTTTGCTGCATGTTGTTTCTCTGCATTAAGCGATGCGACCTGAACTTTGAAGCTATCTAGTAATGCAGCTTCTCGTTCTGTTTCTGGCTTTACGTCTGTTAAGTCTTTTAGCCCAACACCGAAAGTTTCTAGTGCTTCAACTTCCAACGCTTCCTCAAAAGCTTTGGCTTGATAGTTTGCAATTGATGCATCTTTAGCTAATGCTGAATATTTTTTCTGTAATGCCAGGTCATATTTTTCTCTCAAGTCTATCTTTTCTGTGGTGTTAACCTCAGAATATAAATCATCTTCTATTTTTTTAAGCTCTGCTAAAACCTCATCGGTATCATCTCTTAAAATACCATTAACATACAACCCACTATAAAGTTTCTTTTGCTCTGGTGTTAGCTCTTCAATAAAATCATCTCCAAAATCTGCAACCTGAGATTCTATAAAATCTATTTCATCTCTTACCTGTAGATACTTGTCATATTTTGCTTGCTCAGTTTTAAAGTTTAGGCCAGTCTCTGAGTATAATTGTTTGCCTATAGCGTCTGTAGAATGCGTGTCTTTCCACTCACCCTCTGCAAATCTTTGCGCTTCTTCTTCTGTATCAAACTGAAAAACCTCACCTCTTTCTTCGGCTACTTTTTTTGCTTCCTCAAAATCTAACTTCATCCAGTCATTAGGATTAGTTCCGTAGAACTCAGGATTTTTTGGGAATAAAGTTGGAATAGCATAATGCTTACCGTCTTCTTCATAAGATGTCATCAAAACAGTAGAGGTAGTTCCGTCAGGATTTATTAATCCTACTCTTCGTAGCTGCTGAGCTCTTAAGGATTTTCCCTCAAAGTCTGATGCTTCATTAGTTTCAAACTCTTCAAGAGCATGTTGTGATAAAAAGTTTTTTAGTTTTTGAGATTCTAATATCTCTGTATCTGTAGTAAAAGGGTCGAGGTCAATTGTTTCTGTGGCTGAACCATCAAAATTAGTAACAACCAACGCATCACCAATGCCAGTTTTTTCAAAAGAGAAACCATACTTCTGAAACTTTTTATTTAAAGCAGGGACAACATAATCTTCGTGTTGAGCAATAAGGTCAGAAGTAACCATTTGCAAATCAATTCTAAACTGTTGACTTTGTTGTAGTAATGTTTGGTTTATTTTTTGCTGCTCTAACTGAGCTTCTTGGTCTAGCTTTTCTTGAGTTTTAAAAGCTTCCATGTCCAGTTTACGTTGAGCATCAAAAGCTTCTTTAACTTCTCTTTCTTGAGCTACTTGAACAGGGTCTCTAAACTTTGGTTGTGCAACTCTTGTTTGGTCTACCGCTTGTACTGGAGGTTGCTCTCGTAAATCAACATCATCTTCTTGAATATTGTACTTAGTCTTGAATCGCTCCAATAAACCAACTTCCGAATCTGAGTCCGAAGCGTCTTTTTTTTTTACTTCAACAAACGATTTTGTTTTAAGCTCAGGACTTTTGTACTTCAACAAAAACTCTTCTTTTGATTTGGTATATAAACCATCTCTAGATACCACTCCAAACACTTGGTCTTTGTACGCATCGCTTCCGTTATACTTCTGCACAAACTCATCGTAAGAATTAGTGTAATAGCCCTCTCTTACTAGAGTATCATATAGTTTTTTTAATTCGTCCATAGATGTTTATTAATCAAGTTCACCAGTTCCACGTGTAGACCTTACTTGTGTTCTAACCTTTTTCTTTTTTACACCAGGTGTAAGAGCCATTCTCTTAATATCGTCTTCAGATGTTGAGTTGTCTAAGATAAAGTCTTTAATTACCTTGTCATATCCTGGTTTAGTAATATCAACCTCAAGTGATTTACCTCCTTTTTTCTTAATCTTAACAAGTCTATCTATAGTTTCGTCTGTATATCCTATAACCTCTGATAATTCAAATCCATCAGGTATACTAGCTTCGAAATCTTTTACCATTTTGTCATTAGCATTATCAACGACTACTCCATTCTCTGTAACATAACTAAATCTACTTCCATCAATCTTCTCGTCAAGATAATCTGAATAAGCTTCTTGAAGTGTTTGCTCTTTCTCTACAGCTCCTGCACTAAATCCTTTTGATGTTTTGTTAAAGTCTTTTGTTAAATCAACACCTGATTTACCTAAGACCTCATTTACATTTGTAATCTTACTCTTATCATCTAAGAAGAAGTTTGCGCTTGAAGTAACCCAAGCTCCTTGGTCTAAGAGAGTTGTTGAGTCACCAGGTGTACTTTCAAAGGTAAGTGTTTCTGATGCGCTGCCATCATTAAATGTAATAACAACACTCTCACTATTTCTATCAATAGACTCAATATTAGGGTTGATACTTCTTAAGAAATCTTCAGCCTCTTGAACTTCCTCATCATTACCATAATATAATTGAGCTACGTTACTTACAACATTTTTGTCCTTATCTTCTTTAGTGCCTTTATCTATTTCAGCAGTACTTTCTTTAGGTTCACTATAAGTAGAAATAGTTTTCTCTCTATCTATTTTGTTTCTAAAGTTTGTCTGAACACTTTCAAAAGCTAGCTTCTTTTGCTTGTCATTAAGAATAGGTTCTATTCTACCACTACCATCATCTCTAATTAAAATTTTATTAGGGTCTGCTTTAGCTTCTGCCTCATCAAATGTAGGCTCAAATGGTTGTCCTGTATCTGGATTAATAGCTATGGTGTTTGTAAGAACAGATAATGCGTTTAATGGGTTAGACTCAAGATAACCATTAATCATATCTTTTTCCATGGTTAAAAAACTATCTACAGCTTTTTCACCATTAGGACCTAACGTCCCACGCATAGTTGGGTCTAATAATTTAGTTATAGTACCTGCATAAGCTGGACCTCCAGCGTCTCTTACACTATCTATAAAAGTTCCTAATCTATCAGCTTCCATGGTCATAGTCCCTGACACATCAAACTTATCGTACTTTTCTTTATATCTGTTACGTAACTGATTTACAGTCATGAAGTCATTAGGATTTTTACTTAAGACTCTAGTTCCGTTAGGGCCGTCAATAAGTTTACCGATACTTACACTTCCATCTTCTGAGTTTATATAAGATTGAGCATTCTTAAGATTAGAAAGACCCTCTATATTGGCCATTAACCAGGATTCTAGTTCCTGACTTTTCCCCTCTTTTAACCTAGCCATTTTTTCTGTATATTCTGTCTGGTATTCTTTAGCTAAACCAAATAGTTGTTTAGTCCCATCAGTTAAGTTCTGACGAGCTACAGTGTAATCTCTATCTTTCATTACACCACTCTTTAAAAGTCTGTCTTGAATTAAACGCATGCGTGAAGCATCTGCAGCATGGTTTAATGCAAAGGCATTTGCTGTTTTAAAATCTCCAGATGGAGCATCATTAAGAATATCTTGGTATTCCCTGGTTGCCTTATCAAAAGCATCTCTTTTAGCCTGTCTTTCAGCTCCAGCTTCTAATAAAATATTAGATAAGTTTTCACCTACTTCCTGCCAGTTAACACCAGCAGCGTTTTCTCTTTTTACGTATCCGTAATAACTCATTTAATTATCTTTTTAATTAAAACCCTAACTGTGCTTTAAGCATTGCTCTTTGTTCTGGAGTCATTTGCATTAACTGGTCCATAAACTCAAGACCTTGTAGCCCACCTAGTTGCTGAAAATCAAGATTTGAAAACTGTCCTTGTTGCAAACCTCCAAACTGTCCTATATTTCCAAACTGTTGAAACTGTTCAGGACTAAATTGTAACCCACCAACAGCTTGTTGAAAGCTTTGGTCCATCATTGGTTTTAAATTCTGTCTGTACTCTCTTGCTGTTTTAGGACCTTGGCCAGCGAACTGTCCTGTTCCTGCCATGAAATCTTTCTTTTGTTGTTTGGTAAAATCACGCTTCATTTCTGCTACATCTCTAGCTTCTGCGCTTTTTCCGTAAGTAGGAACCATTTGAAGTCCTTGAGAAACAGTGCTTCCTAGGCCCATTAAAGCTTGCTGGTTAAGCTGAGTTCTAGCATCTGCTGCTTGTGCTGCTGCTTGCTGAGCACCAGCGGCCTCACCAAGTTTTATCTGCATTCTGATATCACTCTTACGAGTTTCTTCATCGGCAACTAATTTATCTAGTTCTGACATTTCTTTACCTTGAGCAGTTCTGATTACTCCAGAAGCCTGAACCGCTCCCTCTTGAACTCTTTGAGAGCCACCTAAAACGCCACGCTGGTCACCCTCTCTAATGGCTGCCATTTCTGTTTTAATCTGAGCACCCAGTGTGTCCTGCATTTGCTCGTATGGCTCTTGTTGTATTGCTAGAGCTTTCATTTCATTTTTTGTTAGCTCTTTCTCTACTTCAGCCATAGCTAATGATGCAGACCTAGCTGCTGCTTCTTCTTTTCTTTTTTGTTTACCAGCACCTATAAAACTCATTGTGGTTGTTCCTGCTGATATAACTAAGCCTGCTATTGCTCCTGACATAATAATTTTTTATTTAATATAACATACTCAGGTAGTTCTTTATAATCTTCCGTATAAACCTCTGCCTCAGCATCTTCAATTGTTTTAGCGTTTGTTCTGTATACGCACACCCAAGTTGTATCTTCATGTATGTAAGCAACTCGTTGCGTACCTATCTCAGTCATCACTTTCATTGGTGCTTTTATTCTTTTGACCTCGCCAGTATCTAATAAAACTGACATCTCACCTTTTAAAAAAAAAGATGGGTGGGTTTGTTTATGAATAAAACTTACAACCAATGTGCCTTTCGGCATAAAAATCTCTCTGGTATATAGTCCGTCTTTCAAATGATGAGTAACTGGCATCAACTTATCCATTTCAGGAGTGTGGTGCTTTACCGAATCACTGTGTAATAAGACGTTCTCTTTGAATGTATTAATATTCTCCCAAAGAAGACCTCTGTTTTGATGGACATATTCTAGTATATTCTCTGGTTTATTTTTCCTTTTTGTAAATATACTTAATATACCCATAACTTTTACAAAGATATGAATTTTAAGGGAAACTTTTGAATGCCTGGCTTTTTACTGCAAATAGTTCTGTAGCAGAGGTAGAAGTATTGGTTAACTTAAATTCACAGTAGTGACCTAAGACCCCTTGAGATTCTGCAATAGAATTTTTAATAAACAAAAAGTATTCATTAACTCCTGGTATTACAACGCTTCCTGCTACTGTTGTATCAATAGTTACTATAGATGTTCCGTTGTTTTGTTTTACTAATGACGTAACCTCTCCAGCTAAGCTAGGATTGTAAACTCCAGACCCAGGTGAAGTTTCTACACCAAAATAAAATAAATCTCCATTCGACAAAATAGAACCAATATTAGACGGAGGGACAAAGGTAATAGTTGCTGTATTAACTCCAATTACAACATCATCACTAAATCCTATACCTGTAAGTGAACGTAAAGGGAGTTGAGGGGTATTGCTAGGTAAGTCTGTATTATTTCTAATAAATGCAAACCAGTCAGATTCTTTCTGTTCAAAATAACTTGCATTAATAAAACCTGTCGTTTGTAAATCAGTTATAAATGTACCCTCCCATGCATCATCAGCTTCAAGAGCAATTGTTTTAAATTTTTTATTCTCTAAAGCAGACTCATTAAAAACGCTAGTCAATGTGGAGTTTCCTTGTATTCCATAAAAATTATTTCTTGGAACACTAGGTGCATTGTGTTGATATAAATTACCATTTTTAAATGTATATAAAAATTGATTCATACCCTTTATAAACTCTGGAAAATAAGAGTAAAAAGAAGGCCACCCTTGTGCTGAACTGCTATATGTTAATGTATAATTTTCTGCCATTTTTTTATTTTACTAGTTCTTATGGTTCAATGCACGCACCTGTAGATATAACAATACCATATTGTATCTCAAGGAAAGTACTGTTGTTTATTATTAAGTATTGACTAGTGCCTGTGTTATTTATTAATGTTCCTGCTCCATCATCTAAAAAAACATAATTACCCACACCAGGGGAACTAAGCGTCTGAGGTGTAAATACGATTGGCTGTGTTGCTGTAGTGGTTGCATTCTGCGCAAAGTAATAGGTTTCTGTTGCTGGCGCACAAAAATTATTTGATTGAATAGCTGAAGCTTGAAAACTATCTAAAACAGCAGGGCAACTCACTTGAAAGGAAAAAAATGTTCCTAGTATAGGGCCATAAAAATCTATGTTTAAATTTGTAACTGTTGCTGAGTTCTTTGGAATTACCTGAGTATAAACCCTAGTTCCACCGCCTCTTAAATCAAGTTGATTAGTGTTTACAGTTATAGGAGCATTTGTCCCAGTATTAAGATAAGTTCCGTCTGTTTGAAGAGTGTACACAGGAAGCCCAGTCGAAGACACTGGAGTATTAGCGTTACTTCCGTAATAAGTCGGCTGACCAACTGGTGTATTTAATCCAACTGGCCCTGCATTATTTCCTATATATGTTAATTGATTATATGTTTGATTATTGTATGTAACTAATACACCATCTGGTATAGTATTTCCAACAATAGAATAAATAACTACAGCACCTAAATCTGACCCTGCATTAACTTGACCTAAGAAACTTCCGTTTACAGCACTAGATTCTCCAGCAACTTGACCACATGGAGCAACGCATGACGGACAAGGTTGAGCAGGAAGTAAAACACAATTAAGTAATTCACGTACTATTAAGCCGTTTGAATATAATCCATCTGCTGCACAAACATTCATATCCTCATCGGCAAATATTGCCGTTGAAGTTGCCAAGTCTGGTCCGTTTAAATAATATGTTCCTGATACTGCCATTCTATTTATTTTAATTATGGTGTTGGTGGTTCGGTACAGTCACAGCACACATCGTTTAAGTCTGTTGTTCCGTAACATAATACATCTTCCGTTGGTTGTCTATAATCATATACTAAATATAAGTTTGAGCCTGTTGTAGTCATTGTATAGTTTCCAATATATTGGTCTGGTGCAAGAGAAACATCTAAAGGTAAAGCTGTACCTGCAGCAGAAATTAAAGAAAGTATACCAGCTGGTGTAGCTGCGTATGTGGTGTTAGTTCTTAAGGCATATAACTCATTTTGAGTAGGCTGAAAAACAAAATTATCAACAGGTCTTTTATGACAAATTACTTGAACAGAAGCATTGTCAGCAGGAATAACTCCTGCTCCTTGCGGAGCGGTTACTGAATCAAACTGACTGATAATAATAAAATCAGTGCCATCTACAAATGTTATCTGCTCAGAATGTAGTGGCGATAAATATGTTCCGTCTATCCATCTATACTCATTGTGTATGGTTTGGCCTACGTGAGTAGCATTTGTTATACAAACTTGATACACAGTTATAATCTCAGCAACAGGACACTTTATAGCTACTTTTATAGTAGCACCGCTTTTACCAGTAAGAGTAACTTGAGCTTCAGATTCACTAACAATATTTTTATCAAAAACAAAAGAAGAACTTCCATTATTAATAGTGGTTGTTGGCAACACATCTACACCATTATAAACTACCTTTATAGTGCTACCTTGTGAGTCACTTGCGAATATTTCTATATCTGTATTTCCTACTAATTCTCCTAAATCTATACAATAATTAAATGTTTTATCTTCAGGAAAGGTAAATGTTCTTTCAATACCACAAGCAATGCAAGATTCTTCTGAAGGTAAATTTTCCTCATTAACACTTAAAACATATTCATTCATATATGGGTCATACCCTCCTAGCTTTTGAGTGTTTAATCCATTAATAAATCTATCTCTAAACCAAGACCTCATACCAGCTTCAGAAATTACTGTAAGCTGTTCATTTTGTCCTGCAGAACCTGTAAGCATAATTACAGCACCACGCTTAGCGTCAGTAAAATATTTATTGTAACCCCAAGAACAAAAGCTTTCAGGGTTTCTTGAAATACCATACTCTTCTATTCTGGCTATCTGAGTTCCTAAAACCTCAGGTACAGAAGCAACTTGACCTCCACCAGTGGAGTCTGTTAACAAGTTCTTTCCAGCCAGTACATAAGAAATTTTATCTTCTTGTAAAACTAATATATCGGTTTCTCTTCCATGAAGTTTTTCAATCGGACCATATATATCTTCACAAGGCTTAAAGTTTAGTAAACCTAAGTTAAATTCATTTAGCTTGTTTACATTGCTTTCATTGTTATAAACACCACTATAAGTTAAATCAGCAAAGCGATGTGCTTGCTTAAACTCTAATTCAGAAGTAGATGTAGTTCTTTCTCCTAAACTAAACTCTTTACCTACAATTGAATCTCTAATTCTATAACTCTCTACACCATTACCAAAAGAATAACAATTGAAAAAGTCTGTTAATACAACAGCAGATTGAGTACTAGTTTGGTTTTGTATATTACCATCGTGTCTTCCAGTTGCTTTGTCGATACTAAATACATCTGCAGATTCATACCATAAATCTGGAGTAGCATCTTGTGGTTCAGTTTCAAAAACCAATGTATTCTCAGCCCTAAAAACTTCTATCTTAGCACTAATACATGCTCTTCTTTTACTTGAATTTTTAGCGCCAGAACATGAGTTAGTTCCAACTAATCCAAGAGAAAGTTGATTGTTACTTGTTGCTCGTAAAAACTGCCACTGATATTCACATCGGTTTTGCGGCATAGCAGCTAAAGCATTATTTGTTCCAAGACCTGTCTGTATAGCAGGGTTATAATAATTAGCATAGTAAGGAGGTGGACAATCAGGGTCTCCTGTAATTCCAGATACCGCTCCGCTATCTAATAAAGAAGCGATGTTATCTCCATCCCACCATTCTTTAAAGTTATCATAATCCTGTGAAGCTGTTAGCTTTAAATCTAATATATAACGTCTTCCATCACACGCACGATTCCCTGTTCCTTTTCTTCTAAAGTCTACATATATATTTATTCTTGAACCTGCAGGTAATGAATAATCAATAAATTGCCCTGGGTTATTTGGGTCTTCAATGCTTACTGGATAAGCTACTCTTGGGTGCTCGTTTTTTCTTCTACCACAATCACTTCTCTTGCCATATAAAACTGTCGGTAAATCGCCTTGAACCACCTCAAAGTCATTAGGTATTATTTTCATATAAGTCCCTGCTGGAACAGGAATATCTGTACCATTAGAGTCTTTAGGTGGAGGGCTCATAAAGTCTTGTGTCTGAGCTTCTTTCTGCAAAACAGTAGCGTACTGACATCTTGTAGTTGGCCCATTAGTATCAGCCTTTACCCTAAGCCTATCACCCTCTTCAACCTTTCTAGCGTTTTCACCCTCTAGCAAAAAGAATGTTGCCGCAGTTCCTACCTCATCAAAAAATATGTTTGAATAAACTGTATTGTAATCCTCAAAATCTGGCTTTATACAAAGCTTATATCGGTCAGCCCAAGCTGGAGCTAGTTGTGATGGGGGAATAGTTACTTCAATAGAATTTTGAAGAGATGCAGCCGAGCAACCGACGTGAACAGTATTGTTAGGACTAACAAGAGCTGTTGATGAACGATTAAACTCATCCATATAAACAATACCCACTTCATAGTCTCTATCACTATGTAAGCTTTTAGGATTTCCAATACCTGAATAACTCCCCTCTGCAAAAGTAACAGTATAGTATTCATAAACACTTTGTGTAGGTGTAGTTAAATCATCTACAAATCTCATCGCTGGTACAACAAGGCCAATCTCAGAACTACCTGGACTAGAAATTATTTCTATAGGTTGTCCAGCTGCTGTAATACCGCTTTCAAATTTTATCAATGTATCCAGTGTATTTGGAATAGAACAATTCCATTCATCTGTAATAGTTGTTCCGTCACATGAAGTTTCATTTCCAGGAACAGGGTCATACACTGGAAGTATATTTGCTGCCGTTCCTATTGTCTGTATAAATAAAGGGTCTTGTGATAATTCATAAGCACTTCCAAAATCTATAGGTAATATATATGTAAAGTCTAGTTCTAAATTTGTGGACTGTTGAGATGGAAAAGGGGTTTGCCCAGAAAATTGAGAATGAGTATATCGTATTTCAAAAGTAATAGCTGCGCCAGCTTTTAACTCTACATCATCAAAATCAAAAAACACCGCAGCATTTACAATGTTTTGACTTCCATCAATATTATACGTAAAAGAATCAGTTCGGTCACCAATACTTTCAGCTCCAATTTCTTCGGATAAAAGCCTACAAAAATACTCAAGCCTTATAGGGTTGGTGTTTAAATCTAATAAGTCATAACCATCTACATAATTACCATAGATTAATCTGTTTCCCATTAATGTTTGAGCTTGAGCTTTTAAAGGAACATTATCAAATAACCTAACTAACTGTGTTGGGTTTAAAACAGTATATATTTTACTGTTGTTGAAATCTAAACTGTAATCTGTATTGTCTGCATATCCAAGATTTTGTTTATCAAATATCTCTATAGATTTTATCACACTTGATGTGGTTTCAGCAAAAACAACTTCTATAGCTTTCACTAAAGGACCTCCACTATTATAAGTAACTTTAACATTATTGAATGCGTTTGTCATTCCCTCATTCAGACCTGATTCTATTTTATAATCAAATCCTTTAGGAACAAAAGCTGGTTCTGTGAATTGTGATAAAGCAGAATACTCGCCATCTTCATATCTATATCTATAAGCAAATGTTATAAATCTTTCTTCTATAAAATTTTCTTCACCAGACAAATTTGTTAGCTCAAATGATGGAGCTGCAACTGGTGGCTTTTTAATTACTAAAAGTTGTTCTGCTAAATCAGGTGAGGTTGAGTTATAATTTCTAGTAATGTTTATAAATCTAGGTTGGTTGTAGTTATCAGTCCAGAATAATAAATCCTCAACTCTGTTAACTCCAGTAATTAAATAATCTTCATTGAAATTTAAAACTGTTTGCCCTGAACCAGTTGTCACAACATGGTATGTTAATAAATTTAATTGCACATTATATGATACAACTAAGTCTACTATACCTTTTCCTGCGTGTGCTGGGTCATGTACAAACCAATACAATGTTTCTCTTTGCCCATCCTCATAAGCTCCAATACATTTAGCTTGAGAGCTTAAAGGCACTCCTTCATGCTCTAAAGCTGTTAACTGCTGATTACCTCTACTATTTTCAACCGAACCAACTTCAGATTCTTCAGTAGACCCCAGCCTAATATTAAGTGCGTCAATATACTCGCCATTAGGGAGTAAGCGTTCATCAACGCTTTTATTCATGCGCCCTGCAATAAAATTTCTAGTAGTCTCTGCCATTCTATTTTATCCACTTATCCATACCTCTGATGTTTTGAATCAAACGTCCTGGATGTATATTACTAATTCTAAGCTTAGCGTTTCTTAATAACGCAGAGCTTCTTTTTCTTGCTCTAGCAACAACATATTCTTGTACACCAAACTTAGCATTTAATATAGCAAATTGAATGTAAGCATAAACATATTCTTCAAATAATTTATTTACACTGATTTGAGAGTCATCACCACCCTCCATGCCATCAGAGACGTATTCAAGAATACATAACTCCCCTGCCATATCTGAACTAAAGTTTATAACCCCAGCTTTTTTATTTATTTTAAATGTAGGATTAAAGTTTGCTGTCTCTGTGTTTAATCCGTACTGAGCACCGATACCATAATCAAAATACCAATCACCATCCACACAATACCCTTCTCTATTATTGTAAGGGCTTTGCTGATTAAGGTAAATACTTTTTTTAGTACCCTCTATCCTTTGCATGTCTATGGTTGATGTAGATGGCTTTAAAATGTTTCCATCATGGTCAAATAATATTCTACAATTATTATCTTGAAGATAGGCATTGCTCCAATTAGTTTGAATATTTTCGGTTAAAGGCCTAAGCACGCCATCTTTATATAAGGATATTCTAACCCAATTAACATAATCTATAGGTAGTACATATCTTAAAGTATCACATACATCTAATTCCAATATTTTTAATTCTTTAAAGGCATCATAATTTAATTCTTGAATTGCTCTTTTTGCGTGAAACAAAATTCTGTATCGCTCCTCATTGTTAATCAAACTATGATTTCCTGCATACATCAACATAAAGTTATTGACTATATCATATAAACTTACATATTGATATGACCCCCAATTAGCGTCTTCAGGAGCATTGCCGTTGTTTTCGTAATATTGATATTCTGTTAAGTATGCCATTATTTTTCTTTTTGTTCTTCTCTAATATCCATTGATTGCCCAAACTGAATAGCTTCAACTTCTCTAATAGACATTCCAGCATATTGTAATATTTTATTTACTAATGTAGGCTCATCTTCAAGAGGAAGCTCAAAGTCTTGATACAATGCATCCGATTGATTAAATGATGGTTCACCTCCAACAAGTTGAGCATAAGTCCATTTAGGGTCTTTAGGGTATCTAATATACTGACACAATATTCTACCAGCAGATGTTTCACCAGAGTTTATTACGTTTGCACCCCATTGAAAATTTTCAGGATACACTTGTATTACCTCATTATTTTGTGAATAAGCTGGGAACAACTCTGTAGGTTTAGTCAAATTAGACATGTTGAGTTGTGTAATTTTTTTATTAGTTACTTTTTCACATTCATTTAAACCTTGCTTTGTACTAAGAATTGTATAATTGCTTGGTGCTGAAAGAAAAATATTACTATCTAATACCAATGTATCTGTTGTAGATGGAGTAAGGTATCGTATATTTGCTGTTTGTCCAGTTGATAAATTAACCACAACATCCCCAGGCTGAACTCCTAAGCTAAAAAAGTTTTTAGTATTATCCACCAATTCATTTGGACTAACTAAAGTATTAGTGCTGTTAGCAACTAAGTATTTTGTAAGTAATAAAATTTTATTTATCAAATAATAATTAGAACCTGTTGTAGCTGTTGTAGGAACACTATAAGTAGATGTTGCGGATGGGGATGTAATTATTTCATTCGCACCATTAATATAAACTGGCTCAAGAAATTCTTGTTCCGAAAATATATTGATTGCCTCGTCGTATACTTTTTTAATATCTGCCAATCCAATTCCTGATTGCCTAGCATTCTCTTTATTTACTTGATAATTATATTGATAGAAATAATCTTCAAAAATATCTAGCTGCGCTTGCTTGGCATATAAATTAAAATCACTAGGAGTAATGTACCCATAGTTATTTTTATTAAGAACTGACAGTACAGTTTCACGTACTGAATTTATAATGCTCATCTGTTAATTTATTTACTACAAAGATAAGCAAAAAAAAAGAGGTTGTATTTCTACAGCCTCTTTTTGGTTGGTTAGAGTTATCAGCTCTATTTATTATTATGAATATACTTCACAAAAATAAACATTATTTTTTATTATCCAAGTTCTTTTCAAGAAACTTTAAAATATCAATACCTTCATCGGATTGAAGATAGCTTGCGATTACATAGTAAGGGTCTTCTCCAAAAGGAAGATTAAGCATTCTCTTTTTGTTCTTGTCAGTATTGAAATATACGTCTTTTTTATTATTCTTGAATATTAATACCTTATGATTAAAAAACTCTTTTATTTTAGAGTTGAGTTTTAATGTAGGGTCTTTAACAGCTTTCAAAAACATACCTGGTTCTTGTTCAGCAAATATAAGAATATCTCTTCTTAATTCTGCTGAGGTAATTCGAGATGTGTCTGTGTTAAACAATACTCTAGATAAAGCCTCCACTTGTTCTATATCAAGCTGTCTAGCTTCTATAAGAGCATCTACTCTACTATTTAAAACTTCCATTTCTTTCTGAGCATCTTTCTCAGTATTAACCTCAACAAACTTACTTCCGTTCATTGGGTGATAATGTAAGAACTCTTGAAGTACTGGATTTGTTCTTGGAACAGATAAGAATCCGTCTTCAAAAACAATTGGTTCTACAATAGCATTACCATCTTGCTCATCTTCAAATGGGCTTTTTTGGTTTCTTGCATAACGCAAAGCTCTGTTAGTTCCTGTACTTTCATCAAAGTACATTAATGGATATCTTCTTGAGTTTCTAGTTGGCAGCATAAAAGAAAGCGGTGCTGCATCTTTGGTAAGTTTATAGGTCTTATTGACCAATACATTTTTTTTCATTTGATTATAATTTAATTATTAAAAAAGGTTGAGGTCGCAAGTTGCGACCCCTACCTTATTATTTAGTTTATGATTGGAAAATCACAAAGTTGTTTGCACCCATAGTACATACACATCTTTCAGATAGGAAGTTTACTTCCATAGCATCTAAATCAGAAGTCATTGCACCACCAGCTGAACCTGTAATCCAAGTCTTGTACTTTCTGTCTTCAGTTTCTGAAGCTCTGTATCGTACATGTAAGAAAGGACGCTTAGCATTCTTTCCAAGGATTTGGTCGTAAACAGTAGTTGAACCAGCTGGTACTAATAAACCATTTACAGCACCTGTTCCAGTTAAACCACCACGCATAGTTGGGTCGTTTAGGTATTTCCAGTCAGACTTGTAGAAGTCATACCCTCTACGGAATCCAGTGAATCCAAGATTCAATGCCATTTCCACGTCATTGTCAAATAGACCATAAGAAGTACCATTAGCTGTAGTTCCACCAGTTCCACCTTGAGCAGAACCATTTAGCTCAGCTAACATGTCATCAATGTCAAATCCAAATTGTCTGTTCAAGAAAAGTACGTTCTCTTCGATTGCACCTTGCTTGTCTAATCTTTGAATGATAGTATCGAAATCTGCTAGTGCAGTTGGGTTACCACCTGCCCATACATTTCCTCTATTTTCTACTGCGTAGAATACACCCTCAGAACCTTTGTTTCCTACATCTCCACCAGCATTAAGTGCTCCAGAATTTGCTTCTGCTGGCACTGCTTCAATCATAGCTGTTTCTAGGTAGTCATCAAAACGTAAACGAGTTTCGTGCTCAGACTTTAAATACCATAGGTATCCTGAAGCTCCGTTTTCAGTAGTCACTTCAATCCACCCGATTTGAGCCATATCAGAACCTGATACTGCATACTTATCTTTGATGATGATTGGTGAGTTATCGAAGATTTCATCTTCAGCTTCTAAAGAACCTTGCATTCCTGCTGTTCCTTTTTTGAATTCAGAACCATAGATAAAGATAGTTGCATCAGCATTACCTGCTCCTGAACCACCTGTATAACCTGCTGCGTTATAGAAAGCTACAGTAATTTGGTTATCGTTCAATCCTCCTGCAGCACCTGCGAGAGTTACGATTCCTTTATATTCTCCTGAACCATCGTTGTTAGAAACAACAACAGTTTGACCTACACGAATAGCGATAGTTCCAGCTGTTAAGCCTGTTGCAGCTCTATCTGGTACTAATGCATCGTTAATGTCAAATGTTACATTGTCTGCATCAACTACTGCTGCTGTTCCACACTTTATATATTTAGTGTGTAATCTTCCTTGCTCTGCCCACTTTACTAGGTCTGAGTTACTTGGTAGCTCAGCTCCTACTAAACGTAAGAAAGAAGAAATAGTTCTATTACCATAACGCTCAAATTCTTTTTCATAAGTGTCTGGTAAGTACTGATTCAAAAAGTTGAAATCAGTAATGTAATTCGTAGCCAACGGCACTTGCTGTGGTGCTGGCTGTAGCGCAAACCCTGGTCCTACTGGAGAAGTGTTTGGCCCTAATAATTGTCCTGCCATTTTTTAATTTTTAAAATGTTGTTAATTTTTTCTTTTAATACTCTTAATCTTTAACCCTCTACCCTCGCTTGGATTGATTGCACGAAACTGAGTTCCTCCTTTAGAAACAACTTCTGGAGCAGAACGTGTAGACATGTTAATGTTTTTCATTTTTCTAGTTACATCTTCCGTTGCCGCTGCCTTACCTTGTTCGTAAAAAAATCTTGCGAACTTGTCAGGGTTCATTGCTGCTGATAATGCTTTATGATATTCAGCTGCATCTTTGACTAATCCATCTTCAGTCAAATGACTATTAATAAAATTAATAATCGTAGACTGAGCTTTCTTAATCTCTTGCACAGAACCTCCAGGATTGTATAACAAATTAGCGTCATCAATACTGACCTTAAAACCTTTAAAGTCTTGATTAAGCACCTTGTCAGTTTCTTTATTAAAGAAATCTACTTTCCTAGACTGCAGTTCTGACTGAGTCTTTGCATTCTCAACGTATTGCTTGTAAGCTTTATATTCTTCGCTGTCCTCAGAAATACCAGTTGCGCTTGACTCAAGCGGCTGGCGATACATTTCTTTTTGTTCATTGAAAAACTTTCTAGCTTTTACAATTGCTTTTTTCTTTTTTAACTTTGCTCTTTTAATATCAGACTCATCGTCAAGTTCTTCATCGTAGGAATAATCTTCCATCAACAACTCAACATCATCTTTATCAATACCCTCTTCAGTGGCTAAAAGATACTCAGTTAAAATTTGGTCTTCATCTAAGGAATCAAAGTCTCTGTTTAATTTAACATAATCTTCAATACCACGACCAGTTTTCTTTTTATATTCAAAATAAGCTGACACATCTTCTGGTAGTTCAATATTGTTTTCTTTTTCTTCAAACAATTGGTCTACTGATGATATGTCCTTATCATATCTATTCTTAATAAAACTAAGAACGTCTTCTTCTTTTAGTTCAGCACCTTGCGTTTCCTCAGGAGCTGCGGTTTGTTCTACAACTTCAGTTTCTACTTGTGGTTGCGTTTGCTCTTCGTGTTGCTGCTCAGCTTTTTGAATTAGAGTTTCTTCTACTTCAGCTGCTGATTTTTCTTCAACAACACCTACTTCTTTTACTTTTATTTCCATTAGATTTAATTTTTGTACAAATATAGTACATTAAACAATTATAATTTATTTAGTTTATCTTGGGTCAAACTCTGCTAAATCAAACCCATCTAAACTATCTTCATTAGACTCAAAGTTTTGAGGAGGTAAGTTATTTTTTCTTTGATTAATTAACTTAGACTGCTCTGTGTTTTGTTGACTAATACGAGAAGCTTTAGCTGTTTCTCTCTGAACTTCTCTTTTTGCCAGAGCTTCTTCTGACATTCCTCTTAACTGTTGATTGTAATTAAACTCTTCAGCCATCAACTGACTTTTTAGCATAGCTTCATTCTTCATCTTCTCAATTTCAAAAGCTATCTCTGCTTGTTTAATTTGCATCTTAGCATTCATCTCTGCTTGAGATTTTTGCATAGCTGCCTGCGCAGCCATTTGCTGAGACTTTAATTGTTGAGCGGCTTGCATCTGTTGTTTTAACATAGCATTCTTCTCATCACGTTCTTGCTTTTGTTTTCTTTTTACTTTTAGTAATTGATTAGCAAGTTTAATATTTTTAATTTCTCTTATATCAAT